TGTGAGTTGTGACAGAAGCTCAGAGACGCACTCGATAACCCACTTTTGAGGAAATAGACATGGCAAATCGGAAGCAGATGCAGGAGAAGTCGATGTACGCATCGCTTGATATGGACGGCGACGGCGTGGTCAGTGATCAGGAGCTTGCGGCTAGTGCCGCTTTGGAGGCTGCCGAGAAAATGGACGCGCAGAGGCGGATGGCTTGGGTGGCGATGGGGTCAATGATTGTCTTTACGTTCGCGGTTTTTCTCCCCATATTCCCAGATGCAAGAATTAAAGCCCTTTCAGACTTGTTTGGGCTATTCTATATCGGCCAAGCTGGGGTCGTCGGATCGTATATGGGCATGACGGCCTACATGGCGAAAGGCAAATAAGATGATGATGACGTTCACCTTGGGTGAGATTTTGATTATGAGCATGGTAATTGTTGTCATCATCATGCTGGCAAAGGGTAAGTAATTTTAACCAACGGAGAGAGTTATGAAAATATTCCAGTGGGTTTATGATCGGATGAGGGAGCCTTCGTCCTACGCTGCGTGCGCCGTTGGCGGCGTTGGCATCGGTGTGTTGCTTGGCGAGCCCTTGCTGATTATGGGGGCTGTTGTTGCTGCCGCCATCGCATTTGTTCTGAGGGAAAAGGGCGTCCTGTAAATGATCAGGGTTTATATCCTGATCGTAGTTCTGGGCCTTGTAGGCGGCAGCGTTTACGGGGCCTACTACTATTACAAAGATAGCCAAGAGCGCATCCGAATTTTGACCGAGAACAGCGCGAAGCTGGAGACTGCAAAACAGATGCAGGACGACACAATCAACGCCATGATCGAAGACCGCGAGAAGTTCGCGGAGTTGAACAAGGAGCTTCAGACCAATCTGAGCAAGGCGAACGCCTACAAGGATGTGCTGATCGGGAAATTGAGGAAGCATGACCTCGCCAAACTCAGTCTTCGGAAACCCGGTCTGGTAGAAAAGAAGATTAACAATGGCACAAAGAAGCTCTTCAGGTCACTGGAAGCGATATCCGGCGCTCCTGCTCCTGCCCCTGTTAATTAGCGGTTGCAGCAGCTTCAAGGAGCTAATGCCGCTTGAAATAAGGACTGTCGAGGTCGAGCGCAAGATACCCACGCAGAACAGGCCGCGGCCTGTGAAACTGTCAAACCTGCATTTTTATGTGGTGACCGAGGACACGTTCCCGGCGTTTAAGAAGCGGTTTGAGAAGGAGAATGGAGACCTGCTTTTTTACGCAATTAGCGTAAGGGATTATGAGACGTTGGCGCTTAACATGGCAGAATTGAAGCGGTTTCTTGAGCAGCAGAAGCAGCTTATTATCTACTACGAGAAGGCCGTTGCTCCCAAGACGGAAAAGAAACCACCTAATTAGAGGCTCCCATGGACGGCATTCATCTTGCAGAACATCTTTTAAAAGCTATTCAAGAGCGGCGCGACCGGATTTCGGAAATGATGTCGGCTGGAACGGTGGCAAGCTACGAAGAATACAAACAACTTGTTGGCAATGTTGAGTCTTTAGACTATATAGGTCAGGAGTTGAGAGAAATCTTAGAAAAGGCGGACTAATGTCTGAAAGCCCTGAAAAGTCTGATAATCTAGTGTCCATAAACCCGGCCTATGTTAAGCCAGAAGACCGTGTCTTGGATCCTAGCAAGATAGACCTAGATACTTTTGAAAGAATGCCCTCTCCTACAGGGTGGCGGCTTCTTATTCTTCCTTACCGAGGTAAGGGCCGTACAGAAGGCGGCATCCTGCTTCCGGACGCTGTTGTGGACAGAGAATCAGTTGCCACTGTTTGTGGTTACGTACTAAAAGTAGGCCCACTGGCTTATGCGGATAAGAAGAAGTTCCCCAGCGGAGCGTGGTGCGGGGAAAAAGACTGGATTATCTTTGGGCGTTACGCGGGCGCTCGTTTTAAGATCGACGGCGGCGAAGTGCGTGTTTTAAATGACGATGAGGTCATTGCGGTTATTCAGGATCCCGAAGACATCCTGCATTTTTAACATGGGGAAGATACCATGCCAGATACTGATCAAGAAGAGTTGTTTGTGGACATCCCAGATTCGGGACAATCCGTTGACGTAGAAGTAGAGCCTCTGGAGCTTAGTCCAGACGACCCCGACGTCGGCACCGAAAACCCAGAAGAAGAGCATCTGGAGTACAGTAAGAAGGTCAAGCGTCGTATTGACAAGCTTACTAAAAAAGCTCGGGAGATGGAGAGGCAGCAAGCCGCTGCCGTTGATTACGCGAGGAATATCCAAGCAGAGAACAACCAGCTTAGGACCCGCGTACAAGATTTGGATCAGGGGTATGTTGCGGAGTACGGAGACAGGATTGCCACGCAGTCTGATTCTTTGTCCCGAGACCTGGAAACGGCAATTGCCACGAACGACACTTCGGCTCAGGTTGAACTGAACAAGAAGCTTTCTCAGTTGGCAATTGAAGAAGAGCGTGTCCGCAGTGCTAAACAGCAGCAGGCTCAGCAGCAGCATCAGGCTCAGTATCAACAGCAGCAACAGTATCAGCAGCAGCAACAGGCTCAGTATCAACAGCAGCAACAGGTCCCTGTTCGAGCAGATCCTAAAGCGCTGACATGGGCCCAACGCAACAGTTGGTTCGGGGAAGACGACGCAATGACGTTCGCGGCGTTTGGTATACACAAGACTCTGGTCGAAGAAGAAGGCTTTGACACGGAAAGTCCCGAGTATTACGATGAGATCGATAACAGAATTAAGGTTGCGTTTCCGCACAAGTTTAATGGATCGCAATCTTCTACAGAAGTGCGGCGGCCCCAACAGGCAGTCGCCTCTGCTACCCGCTCCGGATCATCCGGGCGCAAAACAGTGAGATTATCTCCAAGCGAGGTTGCAATAGCAAAAAAGCTTGGGGTTCCTCTGGAACAATACGCGAAATACAAACGCTAGGAGATGATGATGTCTGAAGAAATTATTGATCGGGCTCCTCGCGCCTCTAAGACCCGAACGGCTAATCCCCGCAGGCAACCTTGGAAACCCCCATCCTTACTGGATGCGCCGGACCCGCCACAAGGCTATGTCCATAGATGGATAAGAGCCGAAATCAGGGGCTTTGACGACCGCAAGAACATTTCTGCTCGTATGAGAGAAGGGTGGGAACTGGTCCGAAAAGAGGAATACCCTGAGTTTGAGGCACCGACCGTGGATAGCGGACACTATGAAGGTGTTTTTGGCGTGGGCGGCTTGCTGCTGGCACGTATTCCGATTGAGATTGTGGACGAGCGCAAGGCCTACTTTAATCGGATGAGTTCTGATGCAATGTCCGCGGTTGATAACGATCTCATGAAAGAGACGCAGCACCACTCGATGGCGATTCAGAAGCCTGAACGACAATCGCGCGTAACCTTCGGAGGTTCTAAACGCCCCGGCGTGTAGGACTTATTGTTTTGAACCCTTTTGCTTTGAGGAGCATGAGAAATGGCTAACATTAACGGAAGCTTTGGCCTCCGTCCGCTCAATAAGATGGGCGGCGCGGCCAATTCCACTGCTACTTCTAACTACTCGCTATATGAAATTGCGAATGGCAACACAAACAAGCTTTATCACGGACAGCCCGTGATTCCGCTTTCTACGGGCTATATTGATGCCGCTGGCGCAGCAGCCGGTGGTACAGTTGGTCTTGTGGGTGTCTTTCAAGGTTGTGAGTATGTTTCGAGTACCACTGGAAAACCAACCTGGAGTAACTACTGGCCCGGTTCCGGGGCAGACAGCAACCACGCTATCAAGGCGTATGTCAACGACGATCCGATGCAGCTTTATGTAATTGCAACGGATGCTACGTGGACTAGCAAGGCTACGGCGAGAGCCGCCGTTTTTGCTAACGCTAACTTCTCCACCGCTATAACGGGGACCGACGCTACGGGCGTTTCTCTGGGACGCCTTGCGGTTAGTACAATCGCAACAACGGCGGCGTTGCAGATGCGGATCATGGGTTGGGCAGAGGATTCGATGAACGAAGACTTCGCGTCTGCGGGTATCGGGGCTATTGTCCGCCTTAACAACCACTTCAATAGCAACAACGGCGCTATTGCGGCTGGTACGCCTTCGACAACCGGCGTATAGGAGGGTTAGAAAATGGCTATTAGTAGAGCACAACTCGTAAAGGAGTTGGAACCCGGCCTGAACGCATTGTTCGGAATGGAATACGATCAGTATGATCGGGAACACGAAGCGATCTTTTCTATGGAAAGTTCAGATCGTGCCTTTGAAGAGGAAGTTATGCTCTCCGGTTTTGGGAGCGCTCCAACTAAATCAGAGGGAAGTGCAGTATCTTTTGATGACGCGCAGGAAGCTTATACTGCTCGTTATACGATGGAGACTATTGCGCTTGCGTTCTCGATTACGGAAGAAGCTGTTGAGGATAACCTTTATGACCGGCTTGCGGGCCGTTACACGAAGGCCCTTGCTCGTAGCATGAGTCAGACGAAACAGGTTAAGGCCGCCGCGGTTCTTAACAATGCGTTTGACAGCACGTATACGGGTGGCGATGCGAAGGAGCTTTGTGCTACGGACCATCCGCTTGTTACAGGCAGCACTTTCCGGAACGAACTTTCGACGGCGGCAGATCTTAACGAGACCAGTCTTGAGCAGTCTCTGATTGATATTGCCAGCTTTGTTGATGAGCGCGGGCTTAAAGTTGCGGTACGTGGAATGAAGCTGATTATCCCAAAGGAACTCCAGTTCACTGCGGATCGCCTGCTTGAGTCCACTCTTCGTCCCGGTACTGCGGATAACGACATCAATGCCATGCGGAACATGGGTATGCTTCCGGAGGGCTATGCCGTTAACCACTTCCTGAGCGACACGGATGCGTTTTTCATTATGACGGATGCCCCGAACGGCCTGAAAGGGTTTAACCGGACGGCTGTGCGGACTTCTATGGAAGGCGACTTCGACACTGGTAACGTGCGGTATAAGGCTCGCGAACGCTATGCGTTTGGCTGGTCCGACCCTCGCGGCATCTTCGGGTCCCCCGGAGCGGCGTAAGAAAAGGGGGAGAGGAAACTCTCCCCCACTTTCTGGGAATCATAGCCCTAGCGACTGTCCCAGCAGACGCTTACGAAGACTCTAGGGTATATCTCTCGTAAGGAGAAAGCAGATGGCTAATACGACTTTTAACGGTCCCGTCCGTTCAGAAAACGGCTTTAATGACATTTCTGTTGCTGACGCAACCGGCGCTGTAACAACCAACAGCACCTTCAGCAACAACACCTCTATCGGCGGCACTCTTGCTGTCACGGGTTATGCCGCGTTTACAACGGGCGTTGCCAATCCCACAGGTCTTTTAGGCGGAAGCATTACCGCGAAGACGCAAATGGCTAACGCTTTTGCCGCGGCCATGGTTAAAAACACCCACTATCTCTCACCCGCTAACGGCGCTGCGATTACAGCCACGCTACCCGCTCAGGCAAGCTCTACTGTCGGAGATGTGATTATCGTTGAATACCAAGTTCTTGCTGCTAACGGCGCAACGCACAAGTTTGGTACTGCCGGTGAGTTCTTTATGGCTAAGTCCGCCGTTTATAAGAAGACGGGTGCGACCGGCTCTGCGGTCGGTCTTATAGATACGGTTGATATAGCCGATGGAACCGGCGACGACTTCCTTAATCTTGTTGGGCTTACTAATTCGGGTCCGGGCATTGGAAGCTACGTTGTCTTCTCCTTTAACGGCACCCTCTGGAGGGCCGAAGCTCGTTGTACGTCTTCGGGCACAGGCGCAGCCGCCAACCTTTCTGTTTTTGCTACGTCGTAATTGAGTAGGTGCAGATTGCATAAAGCAGAAGGGAGGGGGATACCCCTCTCCCTTTCTGAAAGGAGACTACAATGGCGGATGCTGTAACGGCTACCACAGTAGAAGACGGCCCTAGAAAGGCAGTTATTTACTGTACGAACACAAGCGACGGAACAGGTGAAGCTGCGGTTGTTAAAGTAGACGTGTCTGCGCTTGCGTCCCTGCAAGACGGGACGGCCTGCACCGGGGTTCGTATTGAGAAGATCACGTTTACCAATGTCGGGATGGGGGCCAAACTTCTCTGGGACGCTTCCACGGATGTTATTGCGGCGGAACTTCCGGCGGATTACTCAGATACCCTAGACTATTCCGACATGAGCGGTCTTCCCAATGCTGCGGCCTCTGGTGGTAAGACGGGAGACATTCAGCTTACAACCGTAGGACACGGCAGTGGGGACACGTATTCAATCGTGCTGTACTGTTTAAAAGACTACTCGTAAGGCCTTGGAGGGTGTCAGAGGACCTGGGGCGCAAAAATGAGTTGGAGATCCTTGAGCTTCGTGGAGACCTAAAGCTGCTGAATCAGAAGCTGGATACCATAAAAACCAACGACCTGTACCATATACAGAAGTCGTTGGATGGGTCTCAGAGGGTCATGTGGGCCGTGGGGTTGATGGTCTTAGGGCACTTAGGGGTTGCGGTAAAGAGCGCCCTTTGGGGCTAACATGAAAGGTTTCTCATACTATGGCTGTCTCCGGGTCTAAGGATTTTGAGCCTAATGTGGCCGACTACGTCGAGGAAGCCTTTGAACGTTGCGGCCTTGAGTTTCGTACTGGGTACGACGCCGTAACTGCTCGCCGGTCCATGAATTTCTTGTTTGCAGATTGGGCTAATCGCGGCCTTAACCGATGGACTATTAACCAAGTCAGCCAGACCGTTGCGGCTGGTATTTCGTCGTATCCCGCAGGAACCATAACAGCCACTGTTGGGTCTTCCGCAAGCTTGTCCCTTGGGGAGACAATAACGGGCGCGACCAGCGCTGTTACTGCCGCCGTCATAACAAAGCCGAGCGCCACGACGGTAACTCTGACCGTGCCCTCTGGTACGTTTACGTCCGGGGAGACGATAACAGGGGGGACCAGCTTGGCTAGCACCACGATCAGTGCAAGTCCCAGCCTTGATGACGTTCAATCTACTATTGATGTTTTGTCCGCCGTGGTTCGCCGCAGCGGGTCCGATGTTTCTATTAGCCGGGTCAGTCGGGATGATTATCTAAGCATCCCCACCAAGTCGTCAACGGGCAGGCCGATACAGTTCTACGTAGATCGACAGATAACGCCGGTTCTTAAAGTGTGGCTCACCCCTGAGAATAGTACGGACATTATAATCTACGACCGCCTTGTCCGAATAGACGATGCGGATTCGTCAATAAACACCGTAGAGGTCCCCTTCAGGTTCTACCCCTGTCTGGCCGCGGGTCTGGCGTACTATATTTCAATGAAAAGAGCCCCCGATAGGATGCAGTTCCTAAAGGCCGTTTACGAGGAGGAGTTTCTTAGAGCCGCCGAAGAAGACCGGGATCGCGCAAGCTTTAGTGTTGTCCCCTCGTACAGTTATCTTAGCGGAACGTCGTAATGGCGCGGTTTGCTTCAAATAAGTACGCTTTAGGAATCTCAGACCGTTCCGGTGCTGCATATCGTTTGAAGGACATGCGTAAAGAGTGGACCGGAATGCTCGTCGGCAAGGACGAGTGGGAATCCAAGCAGCCCCAGTTGACGGTCCTAAAAACTCCCGCAGATCCGCAAGCCCTGCGTAATCCACGGCCTGACAGGACGGAACCGGCGGTTACCGTTCTTCTTCCCTTTGACGCTTTTCGTTCGGGAAGTAGCGGGTCTGCGACCATAACAGTTACGGAACCAGGGCACGGAAGAAGCACGGACGACACGGTTCGGTTCCGCGATGTAGACCCCTTCGACGGGTTCTCCTCGGCAACTATCGAAAGTTCTGCCGGATATTCTATAACTAAAGTTGATGATAGTAGTTACACGTTTAGCGCCAGCAGTGGAACCGCAACAACGGGTGATGTAGAAGGGGGCGGTGGAGTCTCATCTGCGGGCCCCGTAACCGTGAGCGCATAAAATGGCATATACTTATACGACCCTCAAGACAGCGATACAGGACTACGTGCAGAGCACGGAGACCACTTTTGTCAGCCAGTTGGCGCGTTTCATTCTGAATGCAGAAGAACGCATTCTGAAGGAGTGCCAGCTTGACGTTTTCCGCAAGTCTGCGCAGGGCACGGTGTCTTCCGGCAACGCCTTTCTTGCAAAACCGAGTGACTTTCTGGCTCAGAACTCGTTGAGCGTCATCAATGGGTCCAGCAAAGAGTTCTTGCTGTATAAACAAGTCACCATGTTGCAGGACTACACGCCCAACCCCTCAACCACGGGGGTTCCGGAGTATTACGCAGACTGGGATGAAGCCACCTTCTTATTGGCTCCCACTCCGGATTCCGGCTACACAATTGAGCTTCATTACTTTTATCGTCCTCAATCGATCACTGTGTCCTCTGACGGGACAAGCTGGTTGGGCACAAATGCGGAATTAGCCTTGTTGTACGGGGCGCTGGTCGAGGCATATACGTTCCTGAAGGGCGAGGGAGACCTTTTGACTTTATATGATAAGCGCTTTCAAGAATCCCTTCAGTGGATGAAGAATCTGGGCGAAGGCCTCCAGACCCGCGATCAGTACCGGTACGACCGTATACGCAGGGAGGCTCAGTGATGCCTGACGGTTTGGCAACCAGCGAGATGGGTAATGCTTTTGTCTTTACCTCCAATAACGGAGGCCACTCCCCGGAGCAGGTGGCCGAGATGGCTTTAAACAAGATAATGGCCGTTTCAGACACCGCCCCGCCTGTCATACGAGATCAGGCATTTGCACATAGAGAACGCCTCAAAGAAGTGCTAGTATTCTACATGAACAAGATGGCGCGGAGCGAGAGAACTACAATCTGGGCCTTGATGAAGCAGAACGGGCATGATGACATGGCCGAGATCATAAGGAGACTGTAATGGCTATAGGAACTTCCGCAATCTGCGGGTCTTACAAGAAAGAAATCAACGCCGGAATCCATTTCTGGACCACCCATTCCCGAGGTGACGGAACTTCTATTGCTGCCGACACCTTTAAGCTCGCTGTGTACACGAACTCTTCGGCCTTTGATGCGGATACAACGGGATACGCCACCACCGCTGAAGTAAGTGGCACCAACTACACTGCGGGCGGGGCGACTATAGCCAGCGCAACGATAGGGCTTGCTGACAACAGCAGTGCTGTCCCCACGGCGTTTATTGACATGGCTGACATTACTTTTAGCAGCGCGACTATCACCAGTGCTCGCGGCGCTCTTATCTATAATTCGACGCTGGCGAATGCGGGGACCGCGGGGACCACCACACACGCGGCCAAACCCGCTGTTTGCGTGATTAATTTTGGCGGGGATAGCTCCTCAACTGCGGGAGATTTTACGATTACAATGCCTACAAACGACGCTAACAGTGCGCTAATCCGGATTGCGTAATGGCTTCAATTACCGGCTGGG